AAGGCTACAACGACGGTAGCACCACGGGAAAGTACGCCACGTATCTCAAGCTGTTCAGCGGCGAGATGATCAAGGCTTACGAGTCCCAGACGATCGCTAAAGGCACTGTCCAAAACCGTACCCTGCGTAACGGTAAGAGCCTCCAGTTCATCTACACTGGACGCATGGAAGCTGCCTACCACACTCCTGGCACCCCTATCCTTGGTAGCGGTGATCCTCCGGTGGCTGAAAAGACGATCCTCATGGATGACCTGCTTGTCTCAAGCGCATTCTTGTATGATCTTGATGAGACTCTTGCTCACTACTCGCTGCGGAGCGAGATTTCTGCTAAGATCGGTCACGCTCTGGCTGAAGCTTATGACAAGAAAGTCTTCCGTTCTATTGCTCTGGCTGCTCGTCAGGCACACCCCATCACTGCCGCTCCTGGTCCCGAGCCTGGCGGTTCTGTGATCAACCTTGGCACTGGTAACGCCTTCAACGCTCAGGCTATCGTTGACGCTTTCTTTGAAGCTGCTTCGATCCTGGACGAGAAGAACGTTCCTACCCAAGGTCGTACCGCTGTGCTGTCCCCGCGTCAGTACTACGCTCTCGTGTCTCAAGTTGACACCAACATCCTGAACCGTGACTACGGCGCTACTTCCGGTAGCCTGAACAGCGGTGAGGGTCTGTATGAAATCGCCGGTATCTCCATTCGCCGTAGCAACAACCTCCCCTTCCAGGCTGGTACCATTGCTCGCGTGAACGGTGAGAACAATGATTACAGCGGCAACTTCGCTGGTCACTGCGGTCTGATCTATGGTCGTGACGCTGCTGGCGTTGTCGAAGCCATCGGTCCTTCCGTGCAAACCACGGGTGGGGACGTGAAAGCAATGTATCAGGGAGACCTGATCATCGGTCGCCTTGCCATGGGCTGCGACTGGCTGAACCCCGCTGCTGCTATTGAACTGACTGCAGTTTGATAACGAGGTACCAACATGATTAATCCTGGTACTTCTGAAGTTGTCTATCTGAACCCTGGTGTTGGCATTGTCAAATCCCAGACCCTGAACCCTACTACCCCTGTGGAAGTTGGTCGTACTGTGGTTGACGGTGTTGAAGATGCTGCTACCGAAGGTTCTTCTCTCCCTATTTCTTGGTGATTTAAATGGCTAATGCTGCTGCTGCTGCAGGTGGAAACGGTGTTGCCGGTACCGTGACTGTTGCTGGTCTGGTCGATCTTATTGCTGACCAAACCGGTACCCTCGCTGGCGCTAACTTCTCTATTGAGGGTTTGGCTGCTGACGAAGAGGGTGTTGCTGTCCGTCACTCCGTGTCCCGTACTTCTGGCGGTGCTACTGCTTCGGAGGTTTACTCCGTGACCCAAGGTCTGCGTTTCGCATACTCTGGTGTTGAAGCAGATAGTCCTGCTAAGACTCGCACTGATCTCACCATTGAGTGAGTTTTAATTAATCTGGGGGCTCCTTCGGGGGTCCCTTTTTTTTATCTATAAACCATGTCGTTCCCCACTACATTTGATTCTGAGACCGAACTCTCCAGCGTAAACTCAATACTGGGGATCATTGGTCAAGCCCCTATTACTGCGCTAGAATTTACTAATCCAGAAGTTTCTTTTATTTATCAACTGCTTGGAGAAGCTAGTAAAGATATCCAAAACGAAGGATGGATTTTTAATACTGAACTGCACTATCCGTTAGAGCGTGACGAAAATAATAAAATCTCCATTGCTAATAACATGCTTCGGGTTGATTTTAGCGATGGCAATATTTCTAAATTTTATGATCCTATCAAACGAAATGGGTTTTTGTATGATAAAGTAAAGCATACATATGAATGGGATAAAGATATTGCAGCGGATATTGTTTGGTTTTTTGACTACGAAGATCTGCCTTCTGTCTTTAAACGCTACGCTACTTACAAGGCTGGTACCCGAGCTGCCACACAGATGGTAGGTAACCCTCAACTTGTACAACTTATTGCTGCTCAAGAATCCCAAGCTCGTGCTGCTTGTATTGAGTATGAATGTAATCAAGGCGATTACAACATGTTTGGTTTTGGTCAGAACAGCAGCTACAATGCATACAAACCTTCTCAAGGACTTAATCGAGTAGTATGACAAGCATCACACAAAAAGTTCCTAGGTACATTCTTGGGATGTCCGATCAACCCGATGAACTCAAAGTTCCTGGGCAAGTTCGTGATGCTCAAAATGTACTGCCAGACGTTACCTTGGGTCTGCTGAAAAGACCTGGCACTAAATACATTAGCAATTTAACTGACACAGCTCTTGGTCAGTGGTTTCATATTCATAAGAATAATCCATTTTCTGGGTCTGAACGTTACATTGGACAGATCACCAGAACAGGAGAAGTTTTGATTTGGGATCTTTACACCGGACTAGCTCAAGACGTTACTTATTCTGATGTACCTATTGATCCTGCTGATTTAGATAACTACGATGATTCAGGTAACACTGCAACCAGTGAAGATTATTTTATCCATCAAGTAAATAACCAACTTCAAATTCTAACGGTTAACGATTATACGTTTGTTACTAACAGAAACGCTACGCCTTCAATGTCTGGCGAATCAGTTAGTGCTCGTCCGTATGAAGCGTTTGTAGAGCTACGTGCTATCACTGCCGGACAACCTTATAGACTAGCTTTTAACGATCTTAACTCTGACGGCGATGACAACCTTGTAGAGACTACTTCTATCTCTAGCATGAGTGTCTCGTTTGATGGTTGGGATGGTTACCTCCATACTGACCAAGAAGACATTTGTGCTAGGGCAGGTACCAATGTCCATGAAAACGTAGCATTTGGTAGCGGTACCGGTGCAAGTTTCTATGGACAAGTTTCTTGTCAGTCTGTCAATGCTCGGGACCCTATTCCAGGTGCTCCTAACATTGCTAGCCAATACTCAGTGTCTGTTACGCTGACCAACGGTGGTACGGGTTTCCAAGTGGGAGATTCGTTTACTTCTGGTTACGGGTTTCCTGGCAACAACTATCGTTACACTGTAACCAGTGTTGGTCGTAGTACTGTTCGTGCTAGCATTGGTCTGGCTTCTTACACTGCCAGCCAACTACATGCTCATGACATTCTCAGTAATCTAGAAACTTCTATCAACGGTCTGACTGGACTTACTGCCGAGGTTGTTGGTAACGGTATTTACATTACATCGGATCAACCGTTCTCTGTAACCAGTGATGATCCTACGTTGATGAGTATTATCTCTGCAACCGACGATGGTGTTTATACTACTACTGATGGTGCTGGTGGTACTATAGAACGGACTAACATTGTTAGCGGTGTTAATAACGCAGCTGGACTTCCTTATCAATGTAAGGATGGCTACATTGCTAGAATTCGTAACAGCTTTGAAGCCGAAGACGATTACTACGTTAAATTTATTGGTAACTTTGGACAAGACGGTGACGGTGTTTGGGAAGAATGTGCTAAACCTGGCATCCCAAATATAATCAACTCTGAGTCAATGCCTCATGCTATCATTCGATTAGCAGAAGGTAGAGAAGATAACGACGGAAATTTCATTTCTAATTTCCTTGTCACACCAATGAAGTGGTCACCCAGGACAGCTGGTGATGAGATAACTAACCCACGTCCAAACTTCTTACCTAAACCTGGAGGTAGGTTTGGTCGTCCCATTCAGAACATACTTTTCTTTAGAGATAGGTTGGTTTTCTTGAGTGATGAATATATTACCATGTCACGTACTGGTGATTATTTTAACATCTTTGGTAAATCAGCTTTAGCTGTTGCTGCAGATGATCCTATTAACGTTGCAGTTAGTAGTACTGTACCTGCTCTTCTTCACTCTGGTTTAGTTGTGGGTGCAGGTTTGCTTGTGGTAAGCCCTAACCAACAATTCTTGGTAAGGACGGATAACGACATCCTGTCTCCTTTGACAGTTAAAGTTGCTAACATTGCAGGGTACTCATTTAATGCAAACACTAATCCCGTTTCTATCGGAACCAATGTCGGCTTCTTTAGTGATTCTGGTTTATACAGCCGCTTCTATGAAATTGTAGATATTACTGTTGATAGGGATCCAGAGGTTGTTGAATTAAGTAAAGCCGCTGGTACACTCCTACCAGAAAGCCTAGAACTAATTGCTGACTCTGCAGAAAATGATTTGATCATGGCATGTGAACGAGACAGTAATGAAGTCTGGTGCTACAAATATTTTAACACAGGTGAACGGCGTGTTTTAAGTTCATGGTTCCGCTGGACTATGCTTGGAAACGTTGTACATCACGCTATTATTAAAGACAGTTACTATGCTGCATTAGAGCAAGATGACGGTGAAGTATATCTAGTTCGTGCAGATTTGCGTCCTTTGCGGGGTGCAACTACTGTCAGTGATGAGAACTTCCGAATCCACTTTGATTACTATGGGTCAGTAGTAGCTGGAAACATGACCTACAATGAGACTGATAACGCTACTACTTTTACTTTACCTATACCTTATTTTAGCGAAGAAGAATTAAAAGCTTTTAGTCTTGGTACTGAAGCCGGACGAATCGGTGATATCACTGTAACAGGTGGTACAACTGGTAGTTTGATTGGCGATTGGACTGACAGTAATATAGCTTTAGGCTATACTTTTAATATGTCAATTGAGTTCCCAACTATTTATCCTGTAAAGGCTGGGGCTAACAACTCTGTTGAAGCCAACACTCGTGCGTCTCTCATTATTTCTAGAGTTAAATTAAATCTTGGTGATTCAGGTTATTACGAAGCTACATTAAAATGTCTAGGTAGAGACGATAGAACCATCACATTTGAATCAGCAACCGTTGGTCAATATGAAGCTAACAGGGTTGCAATTCTTAGCGGTGCTTTTAAAACTATTCCTATCTACGATAGAAACATTAACTTTAATTTAGAAATTTCTTCTAGACACCCATCTCCTACAACCCTTTATTCTATGGAATGGGAAGGGGATATCTCCAATCTTTATTATCGAAGTGTCTAAGTACATTCACCCAGCTACGGTTGAGGCTGCCATGGAGGTGGCCTCTAACCTGCGCTACGAGGACCGTAGAGAGCTTGTAGAGGGTCACGGCTATGATCCCATGGTAGTGATCCCTGAAGCTGTTTCTAGGAGCTTCTGCGTGTATTTCACCGTGCCTAACGGCAAGACTGCCGGAATGGCTGGTATTCATGACAATGGAGCTATCTGGATGCTATGCACTCCAGCCATTGATGAGTACCCAATTACCTTTGCACGTGAAGCTAAACGTTTTATTGAGAGCAGACAAGAGAAGATGCTCTTTAATATTGTGGATGCACGTAATGTGACCCACGTAAAACTTCTCAGATTCCTTGGGTTTAAGTTTCTTCGAGTCATCGAACACGGACCCAATAACTTACCCTTTATAGAATTCTGTAGATTATGGTACTCCCCGTACTCTTTGGTCTAGCTACAGCCGCAACTGGCGCGATGAGCGCTATCGGTAAATATCAGCAAGGTCAAGCCCAAACTTCAGCTACTAATCGTGCTAGGCTTCAAGCATGGCAAGATGATGCTGCTTACAAACGCTGGAAATTTATTCGAGATCAAGGTGCTTTTAATGTAGCCAAAGCTGATTATAATGCTACCCTTTTAGAATCAGAACGAGCCCTTGGTAAAACTTTAACTGGAATTCAAAAGCAAGCAGCTGAACGTTATGGTGCAGCAGCATTTGCTAGTCAAGCCAGAACTGCTAAAGGTATTACGAAACGTGGTCAGCTAGCAGCTTCAGGACTTCCTAAAGGTGCCAGCACGGATAGGCTTATGGCTATTCAAGGCTATGGCGAGGAAGGCATGGACAAAGCTATGTACGATGACTACCTGCTTCGTGCTAGATTCTCGGATATTGACAAGTTCAGTCGCTTTCAAGATCAAGCTAATAGCTTCCGTCGAGCAGCTTATAACCGACTTCCTATGGCACCTACCATGGCACCACTTGCTTCTAGACCTGTCATGCAATCGGGTCCTTCTGCTTTGTCATTGATTGGTGGTCTTGGTTCTGCAGCTCTTGGCGGTATTAGTGCTGGTATGAGCATGTCTAGCATGATGCCTAAAGGTGGCGGTGGCGGTGGGTCTTCGCTTGTTCAAGGTGTAGATGTTCCTATTGATCAAATGCCAGCTGGCATGGCTTTCCCTTAATTAATTAATCATGTCTGAATATCAACGTGCTGCATTAGATCCAACCTACGCTCCGCTAACTAGCATTGATAACTGGTCGAAGCTAAAGGAATTTAATGCTCAGAAAGATTCTGAGATGCGTGATTACATTGCTCAGCGTCGTCAGAATGAACAGTATCGAATTGAAGATACTAAATTTGTTGGTCAAGATCTAGAAGCTTTGAGCCAGTTCAGTGCGACTGCTCTTAAGTTTGCAGAAGAAAAGTTTAAGCAAGGGTTTAAAGATCAAGAAACTAATGCTTGGGTTGATGACGTTCTTGACAACCCGCTCCCTGATCCTACTCAACCAGTAACAACTGAGAGTATGGCGGAGGATTCTGCTATTGCTGCAGGTAACAATGCTAACAGTCAAGTTGGTCCTGCTGTAGCTGAATTGAATAAAGCTGGTCGTCCGATTCTAGCTGCTACTCTTGCTCAATCTAACAAGATTGGACGTGGTGTTACCAACGAACGAGTCCTGCTTCAAGATTCTAAAGGTTATCTAATGTCTAGGGTTCCTGCAATCCTAAACGATGCAAACGAAATGGTTGATCTTGGCGATGGTCAAGGACCTCAATCCATTACAAAACTAGCACTAGATCCCGCTAACTCGTACACTCTTACTAAATACGCAATACGGAAGGCACTGCTTGAGCGTAAGCTTCAGTTTACTACTAAACGCAATTTTAAAGAAATTCTTGGTGGTACTATTGAAAACTTAGTTTCTAACTATTCTTCTAACCTTGTCACCAAAGCGATTAAGGGCCAACAAGATGACGATAAACTGACTCTTACTCAGAATGCTACTGCTTGGGGTTTTGCTAGCCGAGGTAAAACTAAGGATGAATTGCAACTAGCTTTCGATTCTGTCTTACAAAACTCGCAAAGTTTAAATACTGGCATGACTCAAGGTCAGCAAAATCAGATGGTTATTACTAGCATGATTGCTGGTTTGGGTAAGGACGGTAAAGCCATTGCACAGCTGGCTCTTGTTGACATTAAAAAAGGTGCTACAGTTGGTCAAACTTTTCCAACGTTAATTGAGCAAAGTATCCAAAACGCTAACAAATTACAAAAAGCTGAAGATACAGCACTTGCTGATGAAATTGGTAAAAAAGGTTACGACAAATTACAACAACTTAGAGCAGAAGGGGCGTCAATTGAAGAGCTTAAACGGGCAAGCCTAGAACTTCAGACACAAATGGGTGGTTATGATCTAACCACGGCTCAGGCTTATGGCAATCGTTATGATGCCCTAATCATTAACCCTATACAAGAGACAGTATTTAAAGATGCTAGAACTCAAATCTATGGTGGTAAAAACTATAGTGAAGTTCAACTTCAAAGTATGGGTTTAGAAATAGCTCAAATTAACAATTTGATGTCTATTCAAAGCGATACTCAAACTATTAACAAAATCAGTTCGGTTACATCTACTTTGGATAGTACTCTTAAAGGTAGTGTGTTCCTTGGTGCTGGTATTAAAGTTGATCCTACCACTCAATATGTTATTTCACAGAATTGGTTGGACTCTAGTGTAGCCACCAATGCATTGAATGCTTTCTCTCAAGCACGACAAAAACACTTGCGAGAATTTGCTACATCACTTAGGGGTTTGCCAGAGCAAGAGCAAATTGATAAACTAACTGCCGAGGCACGTAGTTTTGATGCTACAGAACTTGGTGTTGGTGGTAAATTTAGAGCACTTGGTACTTTAAGAGATCTTTCTTCAAAACCTCAAACTTTGACGCCAGAACTTGAAAGTACTATTCAAGATTCTTTGCGTGATTATGCAAGCCCCAATGCTGTTTATTCGGTTCGTCCTACCAGAGCTGCACCTAAAAACTTTACTACTTCTGTTAAATACGGTCAACCTATTCCTCCTGGCATCATTTCTCAGTACAAGCAACAGACTGGAGTCCAAGGTTTTAATACCAAAGTTTTGACTTACAATGAAACTGTAAACGCAGTTAGCACTGCAAAACAGACTGGTGTTATTCCTGCAGAAATTGTTACCATGTCTGAAAGTCTTGGTCTTCCTGCAACGACTTTTTTGAACCAACAGGCTTCTGCTTATGCAGTTCCTGGTTATACTCCTACTGCTCCTGCTGCTGGGGCGGCTAAACCAAAGGTTCCTGGTTTTACTAATATTCAACCTGGACCTGATCTTTCGTCAGCAGAACAACGTCAAATTAAACCACAGGTACAACAAGTGTTGGTTAGCTACGGATTGTCATCTAATGCATCCTTGGCTTTGTCTCGCGTCTTTGCTTTGTATCCTGTGTCAGAATGGCAAGGCATTATCAATGCTTTCAAACAATATCCACCTTTGGAAAAAGCAGTGAAAAGCCCAACGGCTACTCCGAGGACAGTCGCTAGGCATTTCGCTAAATTCAGAAGTACTTACATGCCATGACCCCAGAACAACAACAAGCTCTTGAAGAGGAGCGGCTGAGGCAGCAAGCAATTGCTGAAGCTCAGGATTATGCTACTGTCGAGGCAGCGGCATTCAAACAAGCTGAAATTAATCAAGCTGAAGAACAGCAACAGGAACTAGCTGAAGCAGAACGTTTAGCTGGACCTGGCATCGAAGCTGAACTTGCACAACCCGTTCGTGAAGAAGGTTTTGTAAGTAAGGTAGGTGACATTGCTGCAGACATACTTACTGGTGATTGGGTTTCTAACACTCTCAATGCTATAGCTCCTGATGCATTTAAATCTGCGGATGAATACGAGGCAGCTGCAACAAGACGTGTTAGAGAAGCTGATCAAGGTAACATTATAGACAAAGGTCTTGCTAATGTTCAACGAGGAGCCGCTGCCATTGAAGGCGGTATTCTAGCTACTCCTATGATGCCGTTTTCTGCGGCGGCTGCTTTAACTGGTCAACGCCAAGAGTGGAACGAAGCTCCTGAAATTGTTAAAGATAGTTTTGTTTCAAAAGCTATTTATGATGTTACCAAGGTAGCAGTTCCTACACTGCTGGCGGCTCCTGTTGTAACTGGCGCTGCAAGTGTAGCTGGTCTTGCTACTGGCACTAACATTACGGTTAATGCTGGTAAACTGTTAGCTCTTGAATCAGGTATTGAAACCATTGTTAACCAAAGTCCTGATGACTATATTCTGTCTCGGACTGCTGCTAAGAGTGTTGGCGATATTGTCAACATGATGGGCGGTGATGGTGGTGAGGTAACCCGTGGTCTTCTTGAAGGCGACGGTATTGGTTACCGTGCTGCTGGTATGGTTGCTGGTTTCTTCCATAACCTTGGTATCAACAAAGCTGTTGGTTCTTTGTTCAATCGTCTTGGTAAAGTTAAAGATCCTCGTATTGAAGACCTTGCTGCTAAAAGCGGTAAGTCTTCTGAAGAGGTTGAAGCTATTATCAACACTACTAAAGAGCCTATTTACAAACCTGATACCGAACCCCTTGATTCTGTTACTGTAGACGGTGCTGCAAACGTCATTGCTGGTGACCAAGTAGAAAATGTTAGCCCTATGGGTTACTTGGCTGCTATTGCTAACAAAGGTGATGATCTGAGACCGAATCCTTTCTTCCTTCACCTTGAAGGTTTGACTGGTGGTGATATGGGTTTTGTACGAAGCATTAAAACTTTGACCGAAGCTCTGCCTAGGTTTAAAGATATTGCTCGTGTTAAAGCTGAAGGTTCAATTAAAGCTCTTGAATATCTCAGTGACAACGCTGATTTGTTCCCTTCTCCTACCACTGATTTCCTTGCTAAAAGTGCAGACACGCTTCTGCGTGGCGTAGATACTACCGCTCTCAAAGCTGGTGAGATCAACGTAATCAATCAAAAGATGTTAGAAAATAGCGCAGTACTGCCCGAGGGTATTATTGTTGCTGGTGTAGCTATGAAAGAACTGAACCAACGTGCTATTGCGTTGTCTCGTCAGATTCAAACTAGCGATACTGCTGGCATTGATTGGTCTGAGACTCTTCCTGTTCTGCGTCAGCTGATGGAAGCCAACGAAACGTGGGCTAATATCTACCGACATGCACAACAACAGTGGCATTTTGGTGGTCAAGGGCTTCAGTTTAATTTCAGGGAAGCCATTACTAAAGGTGTTAACCTTGGTAAATACTTTAATAAAGGTGAATCTATTTACGCTTCTCCTGAAGAAATGGCTATGATGGCTCAAGCAACCGTGGACAATAATAAGTTCATGACTAACTTGATTGATGCCGCCATTGCTGGTGATGAGACTGCCCTGGAGCAAGTCAAGCATGTGACTGCTATTATGGCTACTGAGAGTGCTGAGCGTCCTATTATGGCGTCTACTCTTACTAGTGCTAAGTTTCGGTCTAACTTCTACAGTGGTACTGGTTCTGACCTTGGCATGGCTTACTACGGTCAAGCTCTGCTTGGTAACTATGTGGTAGCTACAAGTGCTGTTGTGTCTACTGGGTTCCGTCTTCTTACTCAACCTGCATTCTCAGCGCTGGGTGCATTCCCGACGATGCTTCAGATTGCTCCTAAACGTGCTCTTAAGCTGGAAACTTATCTTGATCACCTGTCTCTGTACGGTGGTATGGTCAAAGGTATGGGTCCTGCTATGCGAGCATTCAAGCAAGCTTTGGTTCAAAACGTACCTGTTATGCAAGGTAGCAGTAGGTTCGGTGGTGTGCAACAAAACCTGGCTCAGCTTGCTGCTGATCGTAAGGTTAAGTTTGACGCATACTACAAACAGCTTATTGCAGAAGATAAGAAGCATTCGATTGAAGCCGCTATGGCTACCTTCTCTTACTTCGGTCGTACCATCCTGACTCATCCGTTCGTTCACGGCACTACTAGGGTGTTGATGGCTTCTGACGAAGGTTTTAAAGCACTGGCAGGTCATTCCTATGCTAGCTTTAAGACCCATCGTCGCATGTTGGAAGATGCTACTAATAGCTTGAACATGCGTGAAGTGTACGATGAAGAGGTTGGTAAAATCTTTGTTGAGGGTGATGCAGCTAAAGGCTTCACTATGGGTAGCGAAGGTCAGGAGTTTGCTAATGCTTACACTTTCCAGCGCGATATTCCTCGTAGCACCGTTCTGGATGAGAATGGTCAAGTAGTTGATGCTCCTATTGTTTCAGCTGGTTTTGATGATCCTCTGCAACGTGGTATTAATATCAGCTCTTTGACTGCTAACACTTTTGGTTTGCTTGAAGACGCTGGTAAAAAGAATGCTTTGTTCCGTTACATCTCTCCGTTTAGTCGGATTGCATGGGAGTTTAGTAACCAAGGTACCACTCAATTGGTTGGTACTATTCCTGGTGCTCCTATCATTTCTAAATTGGATCCAGGTGTGAGAGCAGCTCTGCGGGGCGATCAAGGTCTGCCTGCTCAACTAATGATGGAATCCAACCTGGCTACAGGTGCAGGCGCTCTGATGGCGTTTGCAGGCTTGTCCTGGGCTGGTATGATCACGCTGACTGGTGTCACTAAAAAGAATGGTGAGCAAGGTCACGCTCTTGTGATTAAGCCGCCTGGTTCGGACGGCATTGAAGTTAACATTGAAAAGCTTGACCCCATTGCATTCCCTCTGGGTGTGTTGGCTTCTGTTACTAATCAATTCCGTGACGGTAAAATTAGCCAAGGTCGCTATGAACAAGGTGTCATTGAAATCTTTGCTGACATGAGTAAGCTGTTCTTGGATAAAGCAGTTCTGTTGGGTCTTTCTGAGTTTACGACTCTGGCTGACTCTAGAAACTACAACCAAGGATGGGCAATCTCTGCAGGTAATCTGATGGGTACCTTGACTGGTTTTGGTACTGGACGTATGGTACGTGATTGGTACGACCCCTATCGTCGTGCTACTCGTATTCAAGACAAACCTTTTAGCAATTTCCTGAATGCTTGGGCTCGTCGTCTGGGTACCGATGCAGTTATGCCTATGTCTGATCCTCTCACCAACCCTTATACTGGTGACATTGAGATGCGTAACCTGACCCCTGAAGATGCTAACGCTGAAGAACGTTTTGGTGCTGGTATGCTACAGATGATGGCAGGTCTTCGTATGACTAAGCGTACTGTTGATGATCCTATTATCAAAGAAGTTAATAAATGGGAAGCAGGTTTGAAGTACAACTATATGTTGAAAGCTCCTGGAGCCAACCCATTTGAAACTGGTGAACAGCAAGCTGCTTATACTGCTGACCTTTATAACCCTGAGATTGGTAATCTGAGAGGCAAGCTTAAGGCTTTGTTTGCATCAGATCAATACAAAAAAGCTGTACAACTTTACGAAAAAGCTCGTAAAAAAGATGGTCCTGGTTATGGACCGTTCCCTGCACCTGAAGGTGAAACTTCCAAAGGTTTCAGATCCATTATCAATAAACTAATTGATGGGGCTACTGAAGCTGCTGGTAAAGATGCAGTACAAAAAGGTGCTAACTCAGAGTGGTACCTACAAAACAAAAGAGAGGAGCAAGAAATCATGCAGCCGCAAGCTTTGTCTACGGGCGAAGATGCCGGTATGTATGCTTCTGCTGCTAAGTCAGACACTCCGCTTGCTCGCCAGGTTAGAGATATCCTGGATATTGCTTAATCCACCCATTACCATAATTATGTAACGTAATGGCAACAACTGAACAATTTTATACAGGTGATGGGACTACTATTCTTTTCACCTTTCCATTTGAATACATTACAAAAGATGACGTTAAGGTAAGCCTTGACGACGTTGACACATCTGAATACACTTACGCCAACGCTACAACTATTCAAATGAACACGGCTCCTGCAGTCGATGTTCAACTGCGAATCTACCGTCAAACTAATGTAGACGACCTGAAAGCTACGTTCTTCTCAGGTTCGTCTATTCGTGCTCAAGATCTTAATAACAACTTCCTGCAGAACAACTTTGCTGTCCAGGAAATTCGTAATTATTCTTGGGACAACGAAATTGATACAGTCCATAGTGATGAGACTTGGAGCAGTTCTGATACCAAGATCGCTACTACTGCTGCTATGGATCAGCGGTTCCAAGACGAAGCTACTGAAACTATTGAGAGCACTGAAACTTGGATTAGCGATGATGATCGAGTCCCTACTACCGCTGCATCTGATGCTCGTGTAGATGGTAAGATTGACGATGCTATTGAAGATGACATCCTCATCGATGGCACTGGTCTTACGAAGTCTGCTTCTGGTGGTCAAGTAACTCTGGGTATCGGTGCTAACTCGGTCGATTTTGATCGCATCAAGAACTCTGATATTATTACTACTGCCGAGCAAGATGCAGGTATTACTGCTGCTGATAGCAACATCTTTACTGCCGCTGGTGCTGCTCGTCGTTTTGATACACTTGTTCAAACTAACAACCCTGGTACATCTACCAATTGGGAAATAGGTAAGACATGGTTACAAAACGATCCAGACAGGACTGTCTATATTTGGACGGGTGCTGCGTGGGTTGCTGTTGCTTCTGGTGGTGCTTTTACTGAACTACCTAAAGTTGTCTATGTTGACGCTGTTAACGGCGACGACTCTTTGCTTGGACACCGTATCAGCAACCCTAAGCGTACTATTCGTGCAGCTGTTGAACAGATTAACAATGAAACCGATGATATCGGTAATGGTTCTGTTGTTGTAGTTGCTCCTGGTATCTATGCTGAAGAGTTCCCAATTGACATTGAAAAGAACGATGTGTCAATTGTTGGTCAATCTTTGAGGAACTGCATTATTCACCCCGCAATTCCTGAAGCTGATCAAGCTGGTTACGATGTAGACGTGCCTGAAGCTAACGAACTTACAAGCATGTTCCGCGTTAATAGCGGTACTTACCTTGCTAACCTGACTCTTCAAGGTATGAAGGCTGCAGGTGCTCGTGGTGGCAGCCCTCTGGATACTGATGCTACTCACGGTCTTCCTACACAACAAGGTTGGAACATCTCGTTCTTCCCTGGTGCAATCATTCGTAAGTCTCCTTACATTCAAAATTGTACTAACTTCTCTGATAGCCAGATTAACAACGTAAACTTCACTCCACATGTTCCGGGTGAAGGCGCTGCTGGTGACCTTGATTCTGCTCCCTCTGGTGGTGGTATCCTTGTCAATGGTGCTACTGTTGCTAATAACAGCCCTCTGCGGTCTATGGTGTGCGATAGCTACACCCACACTGCTTTGGATGGTCCTGGTATCTTTGTCACTAACAATGGTTATTGTCAAGCTACTAGCTCCTACTCTTTCTTCAACCATTATCACCTGAAGTGTTTGAATGGTGGTCAGGCTAACCTTGCAGCATCGACTACTGACTTTGGTCGGTTCTCGTTGATTGCTGATGGTCGATCCACTACTGCTATTTTTAGCGGTACTGTTCAATCAAATGCAGGTGCAGGATCTACTGTATTCCGTGTTCATAATCTTGCCGCAGACCCTTCGTGGCATGGTAGCGCAACACGTCCTCAATCTAATATGCTGGTTGAGGTTAACGGTGATGTATACCCAATTCTTTCGGCTACTGCCCATGGTGCTAGTAGCTGGGACGTAGAAATTAGTAATCCAGATCCTACTAATCGTAGTAATAATCTTGGTTTAATTTCTGGTGTTAGCAGTAGTGATGATGTTGACTTCTACCTCCGTTCTCAGATCGCTTCTAGCGGTCACACGATGGAGTACGTCGGTTCTGGTACTGACTACACCGCACTGCCTGAGAATGGTGGTGTACCTGTTGAAGCTAACCAAAAAATTGAGCTAAATAATGGTGCTATCTGGGCTGCTATTACTGACCACAACGGTAAGTTTACTGTTGGTGATGTCTTTGAGGTAGATCAGCAACTTGGTTTTGTTACTATTCCTACTGGTTCTATTTCATTTGATCTTGCTTCAGATGGAACTCCTGAGCTTTCGGCAAACCTTGACGCTAACAGCAACCGTATTACGGACCTTGCTGATCCAACTGCTGCTCAAGATGCTGCAACTCGGAACTATGTTGACACTGAATTAGCTGGATACGTACCTCAAACTTCTGCTACTGGAGCTGCTGAACTTCCTGCTGGTAATAATAGCAGTGATCGCCCCAGTCCTGCATCTGCTGGATACCTGAGATTTAATACAACTGACGTAACATTTGAAGGATGGGACGGGTCAGCTTGGGGTCCGATCGGCGGTGGTGGTGGCGGTTTTGAAGTCTCTACTACTCCCCCTGCTGATCCTGAACAAGGGACTACTTATTGGGACAGCGAAGAAGGTAACGCTTACATCTACTACGAAGACGGTACGTCTAACCAGTGGGTACCTCTTGTTCCTTCTACTCCGCCTAAGAATGCAACTGGTGGTGGTACTGACGAAGTGTTCTTTGAGAACGATACCGCTGTAACTACTAATTACACGTTACAGACGGGTAAGAACGCCTTGTCTGCTGGTCCTATCACTATTAACAGTGGCGTTACCGTTACTGTTCCTTCTGGTCAATCCTGGGTTATTGTTTAATTATGGCTATTACTATTAACGGAACCGGAAGTATTACCGGATTAACGGCAGGTGGACTGCCTGATGGAAGTGTTGTTGCAGGTGATCTGGCGTCTTCGCTGGATCTAACTGGTAAGACGGTTACGTTGCCGTCTGGTACTGGTGGACAGATTTTGCAAGTCCGCCGTCACGGTCCCTTAGATTCAACAAATACTAACTCAGCTACAACTCACAACTCGTCTACTTACAGCCAGGTGCAAGATGGGTCTTTTACCTTTACGCCCACAGCAGCTGATAGTACCCTTTATGTTATAGCTGACATTATGGCTTGGGGTGATATTGACAACGACAGTCATGGTACAGTAGCAGGTCAACTAAAATTTACCAGTACTGTCAGTAGCACTGAAACTACAAGATACGAAACAGCAGCTGTTGTAATTGATCGGGCCGGGCAGAGCCGCTCCAAAGGTACTACTTTTATCACTTCTTTT